ATGCTGGAGTCTTTGATTTTCTACGTAACAACTATGTAACTCACATTCTTAACTATAAGAACATGACTGTGTCTAGGTCTCAGTTAGATACTATTTTAAATAAGATCTATGGGGCTCCTAAAGATAGTAGGTTTGTCCGTAACTTTGCTGAGTCTCGTATCTTTGAAACTATTAGGGATTTAGATGAGGCTTTACAAGGGACTGGTGTAGTAGTAGAAAGAGACATTGCTAAGGTCTATGAAATTTATGCTAAGTCTATGCAGAATGCTATTATACAAAAAGGTATTGTAGATAAATTACTAGAGACTTCTATAGATGGAAAGCCTGCCCTTACTAAAGACTTAGAGTTAGGTGTTAATAGTAAGTATGTAAAGTTTGATAGTAAAGATTCTAAAATTGTCAATGACTATCTAGTACACCCTGATATTGCTAAGATGTTAGGATATGTATTTAGACAGACAGAACCATCACAGGCTCTTCGTGCTTTAAGTGGTGTATCTTACTTGACTAAAGCATTACAAACATCTGCTTCATTATTCCATGCAACTTCATTAGGATTTGCTAGGTTGTCTGCTGCTCCTTTTTCTACACTAAAAGACTTTTTAAGTGGTGGTAGAGGTACTAGAGAAGCAGTAAAGCTTTATAGAGAAGGTGGTCTAGGTGATGTCATTGATGTAGGACTACGTAATGGTTTAGTACTAGGTACTGAAGATGTAAGCCAAAGTATTATTGCTGATGCTGGTGTTATGGTAGACAAGATCCTAAGTAAAGTAGGACCTGAGATTACAGCTGCTCAAAAAATAACAAGCCCATTTGACAAGTTTGTCATTCAGAAAATGAATAAGTTTACTTGGGAGTATATGCATACTGGTGGTAAGATTCATTTGTTTACTCATGTGTTTACTAGCATGAGAGCAAAGAACCCTACAATACCTGATGAAGTTCTTGCAAAGGAAGCTGCTAGTTTTGTTAACAATACTTTAGGTGGTTTAGATTGGTTTAGAGTAGCAAACTCAGTTGCAGATAAAATAGATAATATATGGCTTAAAGATAAAGTTGTAAAAGCTGGTACTATTGCAGGTAGAGAATGGGCACAGGTTCTTATGTTTGCTCCTGACTGGACTGTCTCTACATTAAGGGCTGTTACTACAGCATTACCTAAAGAGTTATCTAAACCTAAGAACTGGGAATTAAAAGAAGGTGTCAAAGGTATATGGAATCCTAAAACTCAAGGTGATTTAGCTAGACGTTATGTTCTTAATACTGCTATAATTTATTATACGTATATGAATGGTGTTAACCTAGCTTTAGTAGGTAAAAACATTTGGGAGAATGAAGACCCGACTCGTGTAGATCTTGGTGATGGTACTACTATGCAGTTAGCTAAGCATAATATGGAAGCTGCTCACTGGGCTTTAGATCCAGGTAAAACATTAAAGAATAAACTAGGGTTTGTACCTAAGACTATTGGAACTTTACTTGATGATAGATTACCTGCTTCAGAAAAAGCTAAACAGATTGGATCTAGTGTTTTACCTTTCCAAGTAAGTGCTGCAGTTCGTGCACCAACTGGTGAGAAACTTAAAAGATCTTTCTGGAGCTTTATTGGTATGCCAATTTATGGTTCACAACGTGAAGAGTTTCTGGATAGAGAGGTTGCTATTGAGAAAGCTAAGGAACGTGCTATTAAAAAGTTTGAGACTGCTAAAAAGAAGGCAGCTGAGAGATAAACGGCTTTCATAATCAACGTATAACAAACGAAAAGGGGACGGCTAATGCTATCCCCTTTCTTTTTAACTAAAACTCTATAGAGAGCTTGCTAGATATCTCTATGCCGTTTCTTTAGGAAACTCCAGTAAAATCCGTACAATAAATAGATCAATAACAAAGAAGTGTCCATCAGCTGCTTCAATGTATTCAAATCCTACATTGACACCCATAATAAAGTCTGTTGAAATATACATTAATCTTTTTCTCCCTTAGTTAATTTCACAACTACCACCACCACAAGCTACTTGATCTTTTTGTTCAGTATAATCTTCATGTTCTAGCACTTTAGTTAAATCAATTTCATTTAAGTGTTTAAACAATTCTTCATACTCTTCTTTAGAACAATCTGTAAAGGGAGCTTGAACATACGAACCATTATCATAAGGCAGAACTGAGATACCTGTATAGTCTTCTCTGTTTTCCCACATCCATTTACCACAACCTTCCCAATCTTCCTCCTTCAAAGATATAGTACATGATACATTATGTTTGTTATTTCCTGTGTTATGTCCATTACCAATCCACTCTAGGTTAAATCGTTTAACACGCTCTAGTAAGTCTTGATAACTTTCTGTTCGTAACATAGAACCCTCTGGTGCTTTCTGAGGGAACATCATTATTGCTTGTATGTGTGGCTTATCTATATCATCTTCTACTAGAGAAGGTACAGTTTTCATTATGTAAGAGTATAGAGGTTCATTCTTTCCAACACGCATACGACGGACATAATAATCATTATGCCAAGCATGTATACCACTACTACTTCCAAGAACCAATGACGTTGTACCCGCTGGTTTAACAGTAGTAATACGAGCACTAGAATTAATACCAATGATAGAAGCAACACGTGCATTCTCCTCTTTAGTTAGGGTAGAAGCTTCAACTAAGTTTAACTTTAGTACTTTACCACTACCAATACCTGTCATGGACACCCCAAGTAAGGCTTCTTTCTCAGTCTGTTCTTTCCAAGCATTGCGAAGGTAATGAAAGTCTGTGTATCCTGCTTGTAAAGTACCAATAAAGGTAGCTGCTTTAACACGACCATTCAATTCTTCTTGTGTTTCTACATCAGATACATTTACTTCTACTAGGTTACAGTATTGATTTGGATTAAGTGCAATCTCACAACAAGGGTTAGACCCCATATCGTAGTCATTAGTCCAGAAGATTCCAGGTTCTCCTGCACCACTAGCTTTAACCTTTTCCCACACTCTAAAGAACATCTCTTCAGTAGTATGCTCACGATGTAACACCACTGAGTTATTAGAACGACCACGTTGGGGGCTTAGTACCCACCACTCACCACTCTTAGCTGCTAACATATCTAAATCATCATGGTCAAACAAACTAATTAGAGCAGCACGTCTGATACCGCCAGTAAGGACAGCGTCAGCGATGTGACAAACCATATCGTGCACCTCAATAGGTTTGAGTTTACGACCAACAGAGTCATTGAGTACGCTACGGAGCTTATCAAGACAGATGCGTAGAGGGTCTGGACCAGGAGCCTTTCCTCCAGAGGTAATAAGCCTTGCCCCTTTAGGACGGATATCCCTAAAATCAAACTGAGGGTCAGACTTACCAAGAGTGTATGCTTTAATAAGTACTTTGACAGCATCTGCCCAACCTTCGATGGAGTCTCCAATTAGAAACCTCCTTTGCTTGCTCGAAGGACCCTGTATTGTAGGGAGTTTCTCCACGTGACGGCTTTGAACCGAGAATCCGACTCCCGAACCTCCAAGTAAATTAAACATTGTTTCACTAAAGACGGCTGGATGATTACAAGGGGAGTAAGCACAATTAAACATACGATTATTGCTAAGCTCAATAGGAGTGCCACCAAATTGTAACGAACGCATTGAAGGTAGCACTTGACGATTAAATACATACTTGTAATTCTCCTTGATTTCATCCTTTAATTGAGGATACTTACGGATGTGCATTGCCATGTTACGTTCTACTAGTTCTTGCCATGTCTCTCGACGTTGTTTGTCAGGGATGTACTTTGCATACTTGTTAAATATAGTAACATCACTTAGGATCCTTTGACTAATGTCCATAGTTTTTCTTTCTTTTCTAGGGTAGTTATATAAATTAATTGGGGGAAACCAATCATTCCAACTCAGCAAGAATGGTGTCATACTTATCTTCTATCTTGTCTTCAAAAGCATTAACTAAATCATGAGTAGTTAACCCTAGTAAATCAATAAGATCGACCTCATCTACTTGCTCGACAATCTTTTCTTTTAGTTCGCTAAGTGTTAGCATTATGATCTTCCATATGTCCTCTTTAAGTAGTTAAGACTAACAGCCATCTCATCAAAGGCACCATCGTTAACTTCATGTAGCATATAGAACCCTCTCCAATGTTCGTTACCTTGTGGACCTAGATAGTCCTCACTGTGTTCGTAACAAGAGCCTGCAATAATGGATGTCATTTCTTTACCATCAGCTCTACGCCCATAAGCAATCTGTCTACCTTGTTGATGTCCAGCAAAGCAACTCATGTGTTTCTTAGTGAGTAACATCTGAGCACTGATCACTGGTCTACCCATGACACCACTAGTAAAGTAATGTGAGTAAGCTACACCATCTATTACCACCACTTCAAGGAACGGATGTACTTCCCAACCGTGAGACTCATACTTAAGATCGTTAACCGAAATAAGTCCATCAAGTTTTCTATCATAATCAATAGCCCTATCAATACGTTGTTCATGGTTACCTAGTGTTAAGACTAGTCTCCC